GAAGCTTTTACCGGGCGCTGCAGGCACAATGAACATCTTCCTAACCCATTGATGACCGGGACCACCGGGGTTGGTGGTAGCTCTCATGAACACAGGCAGGTCAGGTGCTGCTGTACGCAGACGAGAACGCATATAGTTGTAGGCAAACGGGGTAGGCCACTGTGTTAGCTCGTCCCAAGCGATGTAGGAGAACGACAAACCTTGATAACGCATCACGTCTTCATCGCGGTCAAGGTAGGACATCCATAACTTACCACCACTTGGATGCTGCCATTGCATCTTTCGCTCCGACCATTTGATGCCGGGGTAAATCTTTGGATACATCTCCTGCGATTTCCAAATCAGTTCTCGCAATTCCTCTGTAGTGTGACGAAGAATTAGTCCAGAGAATTGTGGATGCGCCATGTAGCGCAGAGGATCTGCAAGAATGGCATAGCTTTTACCACCACCAGCAGCACCACCATACAGCACTTCACGCTCTGAAGCGGCTAGGAAGTTGGTCTGAGGGCCGGGGTTGGGCCTGAAGATGACATTGTCACGTACAGGCTGAACAATTTCAATCGGCTCTACCTGTGAAGTATTGTTTAAGTTGGACGTATCGATCACTATCGAAGAAGCTTCCGTCTTTGGTGCCGAGTCTTTCTTCGTACTCTTGCGCTTTCTTGAGGGCTTTTTCGTACCCATCGGCAAGCTTTCGATAAGTAGAGGATTTGCGTTTGTGGGACTGTTCATTCTTTATACGTTTCAATAGACCTACATGGCTTATCTCTCTACCTGTCACAGTGGTGAGCCATGCAGCCACCTGCCTAGAGCTATACTGCTTCAAATACTTCTTAGCTTTTTCAAGCGCATCAAGCTCAATCGCTACAGGCTGAAGCCATCCATCGTCTTCACTGTCAACAACATATCCAAACGGAACAGTGCGTGACAGTCTTGGTATCTTAACATATTCATTTACTGACGTAGGTTGTGGTAGTACATAAGCACCTAAGCCAAAATCGAATGTGTCCACGCTGACTTGATCAGCCATCACTCTTCCTCACGTTCCTTTGCAGGCAACACCATAATACCACCAGTGCTTTCAACCTGCACCTTCTCTGTCTTCACCAAACCAGCACGGTCAAGCAAGTCCTTAGCAGCCGACATCTTCTCTTTCAAGCCAAGCTCTGTAGGATCGTCAATGGCATTGATCATAGCCACCGCAGCCTTTGGTGCTGCCATAGCAATGTAAAGCTGTGTCGCTTCAATGATCTCTTCTTTGAGATAGTTGGTGAGGCTTCGTCGGCTGTAGCCTTCAGAGAAACCTGCCATACGCATAGCTTGATTGATGTTGCCGTTAGCGTCAGCAAACAACACTTCAAGGAAGCGCTTATGTTGTTCTGTTAGTTCTTTAGCCATATTAGTTGTTCATTGGATCGAAGTACTCTTCAACACTCACTGTAGCATCCATGACGGAACCAGCCTCTGGTGTAACCACCATATAGTCACCAGAGTTCAAGACAAGATAGCTACCATCAATCTTGAGAAAGCTGTAAGCAGAGATGACATAGCCCCCAACAATAAAGTAGTCAGTGCCCAAGCTAGTGTCGTGCCACTTAATCGACACCGTCTTGTTACCGCCTGTAGTGTTGGCAATAAACAACAACTCCACCTTAGCCGTGTGATTGGCTGGGCAGGTGTAGATTGTGTTGGCTGCAGCAGCAGTTAGGTTCTTACCAACACTGCGAAGTTTAGGTTCACCCTTCATTGCTTTTTAGCTTTCACTTTAGCTTCAGACAATGCAATGGCTATCGCCTGCTTAGGCGACTTCACCACCTTACCGCCTTTGCCGCTGTGCAGGGAGCCTTCTTTGAACTCACCCATCACTTTGGCAACCTTCTTGGTTTGCTTAGGAGACTGCTTCATTTCTTTTTAGCCTTCATTGGCTTACCAACACCAATCATGATGGCAATACCCATAGGTTTACCCTTGCCTTCTTTGGCAAGACACTTACCAGCTGCTTTGCATTTAGCAGGAGTGGGACAGCCTTCGCAGGGCTTGAATGCTTTCTTTGTAGCCATGATATTTTCCTTTAACGGTGCTTAGCCGTCTTCTTAGCAATGCTCGTTGGTTGAGCAACAAATTGTTTACCCTTAGCTTTGCCTTCACGCTTAGCTTTGGTGGTGGCTGCATACTCTGCAGGTGACAAAGCTTTGATGGCTGCTTTGGGTAGATAGCGCTCCCCCGTGTCAGAGGAGCGCTTTCCAGACTTAGTGGTCCACTCTTGGTCTGTCCACTCTTTGAGGGATTTCTGTGGAGCTTTCATATCAGTCTTTGTAGCCACCACCAGCGGCTTTGTACTTCTTAGCAACAAGCTGAGCCTTACGAGCAGACCATTGACCAGCGCCAGTGCCCTGTGTAGCTGCAGCTTTCACTTGCGACACAATCTTCTTACGAAGCTCTGGCTTGGTGTAGTTGCCTGCAGCGTTCACTGTACTCTTAGGCTTAGCCATGTCATTTCCGTTTCTGTGCAGGTGGTACTGAAGCGCCACAATTGACGTAGCCGCCCTTGGCTAAACCAAGTTGCTTCTTAGCCTTTGTAACTTCTTCAGAGCTAACCTTCTCACCAAGCTTGAGTTGCTTCTTTGCAGCTTCAACTTTGCTGTCGGCTTTGTCTTCACGGCGAGTAAGACCACGCTCACGGTTGAGGAAGTCACGCAGGCTAAGACCAGACTCTTCCAACTCTTTCTTACTAACAACACGTGCCTTCGGTTTAGCAATGCGCTTGGTGGCATCGTCAACAACAGCAGGAGGGAAGTCGTCTGGATAACCAACACGAGAGTCACGTTCAGCCTTTGTCATTTTGCTGTAGGGATCGCTGCGATATTCCTTCTCGTCAGCGTCCTTCTTGTTGTTCTTCTCAACAAAGGCTAGAGCACGTTTGCGTGTGTCGTCGTCAATGTTTGGATTCTTAGCCATGATTACTTCTTGGCTTTCTTGACAGCACCACCCTTAGCCATCATTGGCTTCTTCTTAGCAGGAGCCTTCGCGACTGAACCACCCTTTGCCATACGAACACCAGCGTCCTTAGCAGCTTTCTCTTCCAGCATGTTAGCTTGGTCGAGATATTGATTGCGCACATCTTGTGGCAAAGTTTTGTCCTTAGCCATCTCACGCAACTTAGCCACCTTAGCAGCATCTTTGTTTGGGGCAGTAGTAGCCATGATTGTTTCCTTTGAATAAAAAAAGAGGCTTTGCCTCAACAATAGTTATACCAGCTTTACAGCTTGTTCACCACTTTACTTTGTCAGCCCAATATGCAGCAGACATCTTACCCTTTGCAATGTTCTCAGCATGACGGGCTTTGAAGGCTTTGTTACGAGCACTACCGTCTGGAGATCCTTGAACACCCTTCTGTCCAAACCGAATGAGCTTTACCGCATCACCATCCTTAGCCAACACAGCATGACTCTTTGTTGGATGATCGGGTGTTGCTTTAGGCTTGTTGTAGCCGCTGAACTCTTCACTGCCTCTTTTGATTGCCATATTAATATCTCCATGAGTTCCTACGATCACGCCACCCGTTAGCCTTCATAGCCTCTTCAACATTGTCTAACGGAAAGAAGAAGCCGGTTTGCTTCTCAACAGAAGCTCTAACATAAAACACATCTGAATGAGGAACATAGACGTTGTCTAAGCTTCCTCGGTGCAAAGCTATATAGATCTTTGCAGCATAAGAGTATGGAGGACTGTTTAGAAGCCCTTTAGCTTCTACTTGATCTCTAGTGAGCAACAGATGTTTTTGATCTAACAAAAAGTCTATCACTGAAGGTTTGTTTTGTTTCATCGCTTAGCTCTGTATAGAACAACACAGTTGCCTACTTTAGCGGCACTGGCTGGTTGTGTAAGAGTATACTGCTAAAGAGCAGCAATGAGAACAAAGAAAATAACATATAAAACAAAATCCATAAACAATACTTTCATTGTCGATTTTGCTATATAGCCCTATAGAACTATTTAGCTATATAGGGTATGTTGTTATCTATCTATGTGGATATAAAAGGTTTCTACATAGACTATATAGAAGCATCAGCACCCCAGCACCCCTATGTTATATCAATCCTGAAAATCTTGTCAAGCGATATATTTGCTTGTGTTGCTTTGATGCAACATAGTGTAATGCTTTCATTGTCGATTTTCTGCAGCGGCATAGGTTGTTAAGGCTGGAACGCTTTAATGGTCCTGTAGGGGGCTATCTAGTGGTGGAGCTACCTAGCCCTTGGTTGCAGATGGTAACGCATTGTAGGGGCTGTATAGCCTTTCTGTGAGGGTAATGGTGTGTGGGAGGTGGTGTAGACTGTGTTGTGGTTAACAGGGTAAAATAGCCCTTCTGTGGTCTATGCTGTATACAACTAGCGCCCCACCCCCCACTGGCCCACGCACCCGCCACGTCGAGGCGCAGCCGCGCAGCCGCATACATAGGTATGCATCGCAGCGCAGGATGTACGGCGCAGGCGTATGCAATTTAACCCGCATATGTAGATCTTCAATGAATTCAAAGACTTACATACGCGAGGCAACTGATCAAATATCGGTGATTCATTTAATTGGGGACAGATTAGTGCCTGTTTTTTAAGCATACCGGGGACTATCGAAGGGCGGTATTCGATAGAGAAAAGCTATCGGCAACCCAGCCTTACCCGCTGCATAATGCCTGCGTACATGAGAAAGACCCTTCGCCAATTGTGGTCTAATAACCCCAAGCTTGACAAGGGTATTCGAAGGTCGCTACAATTGAGGCCAGACAGCAACGGTGCTGTCGCAACTTACCGAAGGTAAACATCATGATTTCATTGCCTCTTCAGATCTTCGCCGATGGCTTCGACGGTGACGTAGTCACTGAGTACGGCGTATATGACAGCGACGACAACTTCGTTGCATCGTTTGATACACTGGTTGAAGCCGAACAATTCGTCAACGCTTAACATTACCGAAGGTAAACATCATGACAATCGAACAAATCATCATTGCTTTGCAAACTGCAAAATTGTACGAAGCAGCGAAGCTGCAGTGTGGCAATGTAGACAACATGTCTATGTTGGTTGCTGTAGCAACAGGGAAGGTTGCAACATACAATGAATTGTATGAACTGTACAGCCAATTGATGGCCTGACAAACTGTGCTGTCCCCCTAAAGGGGGATGGCAACGACAACCCTCACATTACTGAAAGTAAACAATGCAAAACATCACACTCAAAAACGTCAAACCCGGTGACTACGTCAAACGTAAAGCTGACAGCAAAGCTGTATACATCAAAGGTGCATACGATAGAACGACGAA